ACACGACATTTGTTAAAGCTAAATTTGTCGGTGAGGCATTGTCAATGCTTTATATGATGGATGTTAAAAATAAAGATAAAATATTCATAGAAAAATCAATATTAAAGACAAATAATTATACCAATAAAGAAGGTAAAAAATATTCTAATTTAGAATTAACTGTCTTTAAAGTTTCGCCAATAAATAGTAATTATGAGACCTCAAAAGGAAAATTCGACAGATAGACACAAGTCTATCTGTTTTGTTTTAGGAGGGAAATAATGGTAAATAATAACATATTTTATAATGGTGGCGAATTATTAAGTAAAAATAGATTAATTAATTTTGTAATAGGTAACCGTGGTGGGGGTAAAACATATCATTGGAAAGTACGAAGCATTAAAGACTTTTTACACGGACATCAATTTATATGGATTAGAAGGTACAATACAGAACTTGAAAACATTAAAAAATGGTATGATGACATATCCCATGAATTTGAAGGCCATAAGCTAGAGGTAACAAAGAAACATATTAAAATTGATAATAAAATAGCTGGTTATATTGGTGCACTTTCAACTTCTCAAAGATTAAAATCTAACAGCTATCCACAAGTTAACAAGATAATATTTGACGAGTTTTTAATAGATAAAGGCTCTTTAAGATATATAAAAGGCGAAGTTGAGTTAATGCTAGAGTTAATAGAAACAATATTTAGACATAGAGATAATAACAACAAAGTTATATTTGTTGCTAATGCTATATCAATAGTAAACCCTTATTTTACCTATTTTAATATTAAACCTGATTTAAGCAAAAGATTTACATTAACTAAACACATAGCTATTGAATTATATACGAATGATGATTTTATAAACATGAAGAAAAGTACACGTTTTGGAGATTTAATAAAAGATACAAATTACGGGAAATATGCCATAGAAAACAAATTCTTAAGAGATAATTATAGTTTCATTCTAGAAAAACGACCACAACAGACAACATATGCTAATACTATAATATATAATGGTATTTCTCTTGGTGTGTGGTTGTGTAGTGATAAAAAAGGCGATTTTCTATATATTGATAATGTTATAGAAAAAGATTGTGAAAGGGTTCTATCAATGTCACTCGATGATTTAAACGAACAATGCAAGTATATAAAAAATACTAATTTTAAGGGTCACATTGAACAAATGAAATATTTTTTCAATGAAGGAAAGGTGTATTTTAATAATATTGAAAATAAAAAATTATTTTATGAAATCATAAAGCTACTATAATTATATAGTAGCTTTTGTTATATATGGTTTATAACCATCTTTTTCTAGTTGTTTAACCATATTTTGAGCATTTTCTTTTATGCTATACGACCCCACAACAACTCGATATAATTCTCTATTATCAATTTGTTTTAATCCTAAGAATGTTACAATTGACTGACATATAGAAAGTGCAAAATTATCAATATTATTTAATAATATTTTATAATCTGTACTATTAGTGATAAAGCCACATTCTATTAATACTGCGTTGGCCTTAGTATACTTTAATACATAGTAATTAGCTTTTTTAATACCTCTATCCTTTATATTTGGTATTCTTGATAATATATTTTTATGTAATAATTTTTGTATTTCACTATTACCTGTATAAGAATATGATTCAAAACCATGTGCATTAGTATTACTGTGAGCATTACAATGAATACTTATAAATAAATCAACATTATTATAGTTTGATATATTAACCCTATCTTCTAAACTTATATATTTATCAGTTTCACGTGTAGCAATAATTTCTACACTATAATTCTTTAAATATTCTATTATCTTTTTACCAACCAATAAATTATAGTCTTTTTCTTTATAGTTATTCACCCCTATAGCTCCACAGTCACTACCACCATGGCCACAGTCAATACATACTTTTTTCATTTGAAAACTCCTTTTCTAAAATTTCTAGTCTTGTATCAATTCCTTTTAATGTTATAGATAATTCATTTATAACATTAATTAGCTTTTCATTGTTTTTAAACATATACATACATGAAAAGATAGGAAAACCTACACTTGAAACTATATTTGTCAAATCTTCCATTATTACCCCCTATAATTGATAAAAATTACATATTATGTTAATATTATTATATAACAAAGAAGGGGGGAGAACAACATGATACAAAAGTTGAATAAATATGATTTAAATTGTAATGTTTTTTCTGTATATGATTATAATGACATGACTATACAAGAATTATTATGTAAATTTTTTACTAGAATAAATGAATGCATTGATTTGTCGAATAAAACAGTCGATTTAACTGAATGGTTAGTTAATGAAGGTATGTCGCAAGAAGTTGCGAAGAGATTAACACAATGGTTAAATGATGGAACATTAAACAACATTATTAACAGCTCTGTTTTTAATGAATTAAATACTAAACTAGGCAAAATAGAAAATGTTGTAAATTGGATTAATCCTGATGTTTTTGATGGTAGTGATGTTGAGAAACTACAGCAAGCAATTGATAAAGCTGTTATAACACATGATGAAATTGTACTTACTAGAGAATATAATATAACATATGGAACATTAAAAATAAATAAACCAAATGTTGGTGATAGAAAATTATTACATATACGTGGTATCAATGGTGGAATAACAAAAAATGATGGCGGGTATATGTTTACAAGTGATGTGCTACCTATAGATGATATAATATATCTAGGTGATGTTAAGCTATCTAATTTATTAATAAAGTCAGTAAGTGGAGCAAAAACAAGAGTTATTGACTGCAATAGAATTATAAGAGTATTACTAGAAAATAATCAATATATAAATGTTGACTGTATTTTACATTCTAATAGTGGATATATACAAACAGCACGACTAATAAATGAGCATATCACGGGTGGTTGTGGTTATCTTGTTGACTGTGAAGAATGTTATGATGTTACAATATCAGACTGTATTGTTGAACACAGAGAAAATGTGTTTATTCAAAGGAGCATTGAATCATCAGAGTCAAATGCTAACCCAACGGGATTAAGTTCTAATAATGTTAGGATAGTGAATAACTTATTTGAAGGTTTAACAAGTTCTGATAGTGTGTTAAAATTTGGTTTCACAACAGCACTTACAATTGAAGGGAATTATTTTGAATGTAATGAAGGTGTAGATATTGATTTATCTCTTAACCCTTGTTATGGTGTAACTGTTAAAGGTAATTACTTCCATGATAACAACATTGAAAAATACTGTATATCACTTCCAACTTTTGCATTAAATTACGGGGAATCCTCTGACCAATATAACTTTATTGGTAATATGTGTAAAGGTGGTGCGTGGTTATTTGGATTTAATAAAACACCTAACAATATGCTTAAATTTAACTCAATGGGTAATTACTGTAGTGATGATAAGCTAATTAAATCTAATAAAGAATTATTCAACATATTAACTAAATACACTACTACAAATAATAATGTGAATGTTAAATATGTAAATGGATTAAAAATATTATCAAAAGCCGAATTTGTTGACATACAAGGAAATAACACACAAGTAGTTGAAGTAAATATGTATAATGATATAGATGTTACAAAGGATATTATAACTGCTTGTGTTAGTGGTGGTAATGGTGACAATGAAAATGTTGCTGTTTTTGAAATAAAGAATATATATGCCTCTGGAACAACAGTGAAAGTAATGATTAGAAATACAACACAAAGCCTTAAAATGGCATCATTATTTATAAAAGTTTTACAAGGATAATAAAAAAGAGTAGGTTAATCCTACTCTTTTAAAATACTTGCATAAATAATACTTCTAATTCGTCTAATATTAATCTATCTATATCCAATATTAATTTACGTTCTTTTTCTATTAAATCTTGTGAAGACATCACACCTATATTTCCCCTTGTATTTCTTCTGTTGACTTCATTTGTTTTATTGTTAGCATTACCATTATAATTAACACTATCTTCACTACTTCCTATAAACGAAGGACTTTTTTTATAGTCATAAAGGTTACTTTTTACAACTGGTGTATCATACGACCTATTTTCTCCTCTATTTGATGTTGATGATGTAGAAGAATTTTCACCTATAATTTCTCTTGTTATTTCTTCTGTTAAATCATAATTTAGTAACGGGTCATATTTATAAGTTGTTGTTTTGTATAATTGGGTATAATATGGCATAATTTCATTTAATGTTGATTCTAAATATATTAAAAACCTTCCTATCGTTTCGGCTCCAATTTCTCTAAAATAGTATCTTTTAATGAATTTTTCCTCAAATATTGGTTTATAATCATTATTATATAATTCATAATTTATTGATTTAAATATATTTTTATTCTTGATAATCTCCCTCAGTTCCAGTGTGTATTGAGCCATATACTTCCACCTCTCTTCTTTCAACAGTTATATTTAATCCAAACTTTTCATTAATCATATCACATGCAAGTTTACGTTCTTCATACATATGCTCTATATTAACAAGTATAAATTCATTATTTGCATTTACTTCATCAACAAGTAGCCTTTCTTTTTTATCGGTGTTGTTATTATTAATCCCTAAAAATGTTAATAACTCATTCATTAAACTGTTTTTATGGTCTTGAAGTTTATCTAGTAGAAAGTCTGATTTTGTTTGAAGTACATCTATACTATTTAAACTTAGCTTTTTACTACCAAATATAGCATATTTAAATTTATGGACCTGATTCATTATATTTTTAAATGTAAGTCGTTCTTTTTCATCACATAAGACAACGAATGGTGTTTTTTGTGCATTTAAGTTTATATCCATAGTTTGTTCAACTTCATTTATACGTTCAGCAAATAAAACAAGGTCGTCAAAATCATTAGATGATGTTGCATTATTACGAATAATAACTCCATCGTCTCTATCTATTGTTCGGTTATAGTTATTCCCTATCACATTATAATTTATAGGTTCATTGTATATATCATACCTTCCTACACCATAAGAAGGAAGAACTATAAATACACCATTTTCTTTGAAAAACATTACTTGACCATGTTGCACGAGAAACTCTTCTATTTTTCTTGACGTTATTCCGTTTGGTAAATTATTCCATTTAAACCTATTTAAAGCTAGATTTAGAAATCTATTGTAAAGTTGGTCTGTATGATTCTTTGAGTATTCATCTTGTTTACTCACAATATACACCCCTTTCTAATATACTTTTTATTTTATCAATGTGTATGTTATCAATTTTACTATCAATATTTGGTGAAATAAATTTTATATATCCTTTATATGATTTTATGTCTATCACATCATAATTATTAAACTTGTTCCCGTATCTATTACAAAAACTATTTATTTTATTCTTAACTTTATCAGTAACACTATACTTTAATAACCTAACCTTATTATTATCAAATTTATCACGTGTTGAAGGTGTACCGAATGATGAAATTGAGTTAGGTGTTAACATTATATCTTTGTTTCTACTATCTATTGATTTTATATTATTAAAACCATTAATAGTATTACTCAATGTGTTTGCTCCTACCATTAAACCACCACCAACATTACCACTCGCAATTGTTCCTATTGTTGATATTGCTCCAATAGTTGAATTTAATACATTACTTGTTTGTGTTGATTTTCTATTTTGCATTATTGTATTAGCATTAGCACTCATATAGCTAATACCTTCATTAGTGGCCGTAGGTAGCATCATCTGGTTAAGGTTTGTTATATTATAGTTATGTCCGTTTACGTCTCCTTTATAACCATTAATAAAATATCTCTCTACGGGTTGGTGTGATAGTGCAACTTCACTATCAATACATATTATATTAGGAAGATATTGTGGTTGCATTATTAAAGGCTCACATTCTCCATCTGTTAATACATAATATGTATAAGGGTAAAAGTCTGTTACCTTGGATTTTGGTACACTATAGTTATTTGACGTTCTACTTGTACTATTAATAGTTAAAGACATTTCAACAGGTTGTTTTACACTCTTCCATGTACCTCCCTCGTTTACAATAATAGGGATTTCAATTCTTTGCTTTTCACCATGTGTTACACATGGGAATCGAATCACTCCTACTAGTGAAGGGTGGTCAGTAAGTGTATCTGGTAATTTTACACTCATTTTTACACCTCTTTTCTACGGTAACCATCCGTCACCGTTATTGTCTGTTACTGTTCCACTAATACCACCGCTTGAATTGACTAATGGTATTGCTCTAATTTCAAATTCTTTATTGAAAAACATATTACATTCTTGTTTTCTTCTTTTTACTAATCCACTAAGTTGTGTGCCATTACTAGTTGTATAGAAATTTTCCCATATTGGACGAAGAATATCCTCATTATCTATATGGTCGCGAATCCCATTAGTTAAACTGTTATTATTAAGAATAACACCAACACCGCAATTATAAGCAAGACTTACTAGTGCATCAAATTGGTATTGTTTTGTTATTCCTAGCTCTTTACACCTTTGTGCTATTTTACTAGCATAGTTTTCATTTTTTAATCTATATGAAATTTGTGATGCCTCTTGCTCTGTTATTGGTTGTTTTGCTACTAATTCATCAAATATAGCTTTCTCACCGTGTAATGTAATACCATATGCAATAGTCCAATAACCCCCACTATCTTGATATTTTCTAGGTGCAAATCCCTCATAGCCTTTTATAAATCTAAAACCTTCTCTTGATATTGTGCCAATGCCTTCAAAGTTATTGTCATTACCTATTCCGTTATTGCCTGAACTAACATCGGAATCAATTTCAACTACTATAGGTTCTTCATACTCTTCATGTAATTTCATAAAATAGATTGGGTATGGTATTCCGTCAATATCGGTTGAAGGTTTCATTGTTGGAGATGGTAATGATATTACATTTTTAATTTTATTATTTTCAAATACTAGTTCTTGTTCTTTTATACCATTAAATATAGCAAAATATTCAAAATCTTTTTCTAGTGTTAAAACTTCACTCTCCATAATATGTTCGCCGATGTTTATCCCCTCATCAAACTCGGATATTTCATCAATTGAACATACCTTTCGTTCTATAAATGATTTATCAATTGTAAAATTAAACATATATGTCTGGATAACATCTACTTCATAATTAATCTTAGTTACCTCTTCAGATATGTATTCCTTCTCATATATAAAAGCATATATGTCTTTATACCCATTATTAAATATAATATAATTTATACCTTCATTTACCAAGTAATCGTAATTAAATGGTACTTTGAAACTATTAATATGCTCTTTTATATAATTTTCTTCATTTACAATAATACATGGTAGATTATTAAAGTAGTTGTTTTGTTCTGTTTTACTATTAAATGTTTTAATATAATCATAGTTGTTGTCGTATTTAAATGCTTTAATTAATTTTATCATATTATAAAAGAGTAGGTTTTAACCTACTCTCCGCACCTCTCTTCTGTTGCCTTATTTAATGCTTTTAATTCTTTTGCTGTTAATTCTGCTGTAGAATAAACTGCTACATTATACATATTTGAAGTAGATATTATTTTTTCAACGTTTAAATGGTGGTTTGTAAACATACCTTTAGCATTTCTTTGAGGTTCTATATTATAAAGTGTATCAAATACCATTAAAGCATTTTTCTCTAGTAACATACCTATAACATTTGGAGCATTTGGGAAACTATCAACCTCAACTACCATAGTTTGTAAGTCTGTTTTATTTACATTGAAAGCACTTGCTAATAATTCCACATCTATTTCAGCTAACACACCTGATTTTAATACCAGCATTAAATCAGAAGGTGAACAATGTCTTTCAACTGTTGCGTATTTAGTAGAACGGAATTTCATGTCAGATATATGTTTCTTTATTTGTTTTACAAAGTCTTTTGCTGTTTGAGTGTCAACAACATCTGAAACAACTGTTTTACAAGGTGTATCTGCTATTAAATCACAGAAGTTATCCCTCATTGCAACATATTCGTCGTACTCGTAACCAGTTCTAAGTTGAGTTAGTATTTCATCAGCTATTTTTCTTACTCCACCATCAGTTGTAAAACCTCTTCTAACTTGTTGGTCTGTTACTGTAGCTGTATAACACTTACCATAATTTTGTTTATGGTATTGAGTAGTTATATTTGGTTTAACTCTTTTTAAAGTGTCAACACCTTCAAAGTCTTGTGAAACACCTTGAACACGTGCCACGTATATTTCTTCTATTTCATTAGCATTTTCTATAAATCCCTTTTTAAATTGTGCTAGTGGGTTTTGGTATGCTCTTGATGAATATTCTTGTTTTCCTATTTTCTCAACAACACTACCTAGGAACTCGTTTTGAGTATAAACTATAGACTTAGACGGTTTTCCCATTTTTTATAAATCCTCCTCTAATTCTTTTAATAATTCTAATTCTTCATCATCCAATAAATTAGCATAATCACCTAAAAGTTTAGATTTAAAATCTTCTTTAGGTTTTTCCTCTTTTATTGATGATGTAGCCCTTAAAAATAACTTTTGATTATATTCTTCAAGCTCTTTTATTCTATTGTCTTTGTCATTCATTTGATTAAGATAATTCTCATTATCTTGTGTTAAAGATTTTAATTGTTCTTCCAATTGTAAAACTTTTTCTTGTAACTCTTCTACATTCATTTTATCACTCCTTTATAATAATATATATTGAAATTATTAAATGGCTAATGGCAAGAAGGGAAGTTTATTTAATGTGTGAACCAACACCAAACCATAAAAAGCCCGTTCCCACGGTGGTTACCTTCTTATGTCATTAAATATATAACCTTCCACATCTCATTATTATTATATCAAATTATTTTAAAAATGTCATTGTTTATTTAATACTAAAAGGTGTAGAAACTAACACAACTCCCCCTTTTACACGTTTTGGAACTATCTTTTGATGTTCTTCACTAAGACCTTCTGTCGTAAAGCCGATTTTAAAGTTCTTCTTTGTAATAATTTTCTTTACGTTATCCGGCATACCAGCACACTTGACATCTAAGTGACCCTTAATCTCTTCATAATAAGTCTTTGCTCTTATGAACTTAGCTTCAGTCCATTCACATTCATGTTTCCATGCACCCAACTTAGAATTATGAATGTCTATTCCTTTAGCTTTATTCCCTAAAATGTGTATTGAATCTGTATCAGCATAGCAAAATATATCATAGTTTTCTTGTATTGCTGTATGTGTTACCCTTCTAGCATAAGCAGTTATAAAACTAGCCATAGCAGTGTAAGTTACTTCTCTATCTTTATCAGGATAAATAATTATTTGATTATTTTCTATTTCTTCTATTTGTTCTAATAAATCTATTTTAGATTTATGTGAAACAACTCCATCATCATTTATAGTTGGTATTTTTAAGTCATTAATAGGGTTTGTCGCAAATTTACCATATAATGAATTGTTCATTAATTTAGCTATTGTTCTAAGCCCCTCGTTTCCTTCAATTGTTGCCTGTTCTTTAACACCATTCCAATGATTAATATAGTTATCAAATATCCCTGTTTTTCCTTTAAACATATAACCATCAATAAATTCTAACCTTGTAATATTATAATGTTTACACATTGTCTCAAAGTCTATATTTGTCATTGTTAACTCTACACGTTCAACACCACTATCTTTTAAGTATTCATTTTCTAACCCACAAAATCTAACATTATTTTTTATTTGTATTGTAGGTACAAACCCCTTACGTAGTTTAAATTTACATTTAAATCTAATAATATATAGTGGATAAAAATCATTCTTAGGGTATTCTCCTTTAAAATATATTGGCATACCATAAGGTAATAAATTACCACTACTAGAGTGCATTTGAGAGGGGTATAGACTGTTTACATCATAAGTACAACCATTTTGTTTCAACCTTTTATTCTGATATTTTGGGTTAACATATGTGTAACCACCTTTATAACTTTTTCTAATAAAATCATCATCTTCTTTGCTAAGAATTGGAAACATACTACGAAAAGCATTTACACCTATACTCTCTTTAAAACTATTCAAAGCATTACTTGAAATTGTCATTTTATTAAGGTTTTGACTAAAAATGTATTGTAGACTTTTACAAACTATCTCACAGTCTCTTATTATATAGCTCTTTTCTTCATCAGTTAAAATGTGGTCTTTTGCTCTATATTGTTTATAATCAATATCACCCTTAAAAACATCTAACCCAAATGCTTTAGGCATTTGCTCAACACGTAAAGGAACTATTTTTAAACTATCTCTTACCACTAATTTTTTCTTATTCTTATTTTTATGAAATCTTATTTCAATTTGGTAAAATATTCCTGTATCTGTTATAAGTGTTTTAAATGTTTTAGCTGATGATAACTTATCATCATAAATAAAACCGTTAGACCATAACCAGGATAAAATAAATTCACCATCAAACTTTAAATTATGGTAATATAATTCAACCTTTTCACTAATTGTTATTTGCTCTAATAATTCCATAGTATCATCAATATTATTAACTAGTTGTATAACCTCTAATGTATCAACATTCATTAAGCAACTAGCCCACACCCTACAGTCATTTATATCAGTTGTAGTTTCAAAGTCACCCACTAATTTCATTTTTCATCCTCCTATATTTGCTTTAAAGCATAGTGTATATCGCTTTTCATTTTTTCAACAAACATATCAACACTATCATGTGGATAATACAAATCTTTGATTAAATTGTCGTTGTGAATATATAAACTCATTAAATCAACATCATTTACACCATTTAGAATGTCACTTATTTCCACTGCATCATTCCCATACATTGATTCTATTTGTTTTATCATACTTTGTCTTATT